CTAGGCCCAATTTTCTTTTGCTTAGAACGCGCTCTGTTGCCATCATGAGCCTTCAACGCGTTCAAGAGCATACTAGGTAGGTCGGTCATCTCACCCGCCCCAATACAGCCTCTATACAGCGTTCAATGATTGCTCCTTCTTGGAGATTGCCACACCGTTCGCATACACAGACCGGCATGACTTTCTTACGAAGTTCCTCAGCGATTTTTGCTCGCCAATATGCTTCAGCAAGAGCGGTTTGACCTTTCTCGGTCAAGGTGTAACCAGTATCTTCCATTAAATTATCTCCATGCTTGTTCTAACACTTGTTCCAACAGAACGCGCAATATCAACTTGTGCGCGAATTCTTTGAGCGTTTGCTCGTGCGGCCCTAACGAGGGCGTCTACTTCAGCCATTTCAATATGCTTCTCGCGGTTTGCGATTATTGCCATATCCTCGCGCTCGCCTACGGTGTAATTCTTGCCGTTCGGTGCGGATTGTTTGGTAAGTGCTAACCGAGTTTCTGCCATGGAGATTTCATATTGAGCCTTCGTGTGATAGTAACGGTATTCAGCCTTGACTAAATCCTCATGACAACTATCAAGTTCTTTGCTCAACGATTTGAGTTTTGCTTCTACTTGTGCCGGAGTAACTACTTCACTCATTGACGCCCCCATACAACACAAACCATGACATCAAGGCTTCTAACCAACCGGACCAATTCCAAATTAGACGCTCAATCCATTCTATTTCCGTTTCCTCGCGTACTGTTGTTACTTTTGTTGTCGCATTGACTTCAACAACATTAGAACGCTCAGGTATTTGAAGTACCGGCATTGTCGGCGTAGGTGTCGGCGTAGTCGTTGGCACTACTGTTACGGTCACACTTTCCGTGACAGTTGTTGTTTCATTTACGATAGTGGGTTGCGGTTCTGTAATTGTTTCAGTTGTTGAACCGCTTGACACGGTTGTTGTGGGTGTCGGCGTAGGTGTTGGCGTAGGCGTAGGTGTCGGGATAACAATTACTTCACGCTTAAAACAATAAGACCATTGTTGTTTTGTGGTCGCATTTACCTCAAGAGCCTTGCCTTCTCCTTCACCACATACAGCGCCTTGTCCAGCGACACGGGTTCCCGGTATTTCGTTAGCGATTGCGTTTATTGGTATCAACGACAATATCGCTATTAGTATTATTTTATTCTTCATTTTTCACCACTTCCATATTTTTTTCTTTTGTGGCCTCAAGCAATAAAACCCTAGCGCTATCCCCTGACAAATCCATAATGTCAGCCACTAGCGCTACGCCGGCTTCTTCACAAGCCTTCGCAACTTTGTAAGGTGACAAACTCAATTTTTCAGCGAGCGCCCGGATACCAAGCATGTTCAAATGAACACCCACAACAAAACCCGCGGGCGGTTGGAATTTTTTATTCTTACTCACAACAACATATCCTGTTCTGCGGTTCGCCAAACGATACATTCGTGACCCTTGGCGTTTTTCCGCGTAGTACCTGTGTCAATTAGATAGCCGTCTTTGACCAAACTCCCACGAGTGGGGCGCATGGTATTACCGTCAATGTTCAACGCGGCTTGTGCTTCTTCGTCTGTTGAGCCGGTCAATCCACGGCGGTAAAAATATTCATAGACTTGTCTGCGTAGAGTGCCGGTTCTAGGTAGCACTTTTTCAGCGACCGCTCTGCTAGTGCGTTGAGCGTTGTTTGCGATTATTACGGTGTTACGGTCAATTGTCACTTGTTAATTCCTTGACGCGTCCGTTGATAACATCTTTCAAGGTTTGGCCGTCTACCCGTACCTCAAGAACATCTTGATTGTCTGTCCATAACTTTCGTAATTTTTCTATGTCTGTTTCACTTTTAGATTCGCCAATTTTGAGAGCGGCCTTCGCTACTTGCTCCGGTGTTGCTTCAACGACCGGCCGGCTCTTGGGTGCCGGTTTGCGTGGCTCAGACTTATAGCGCTCAACTTTTTCCATTTCTTGACGGCTTGGGCGTTTGCCTTCCGGAGCGCCAAGGCACAAAACGGAATTACTTATGGCCCTACCAATTGCCGAGGTTTCACAGTTCTCTAGGGCTGAGGTTTTGTTCACGAAACCAGCGCCTACGATTTCCTCAGCGTATCCGGTCGCGGACGGTGATAAATCCTCGGGTGTCAAATAGACTTCAGCCTTCACGATAAAACTACGCTCATCGCGATAAACCATGTCTGTTAAAACCCGGGCTAGTGGGTATGCGGTATAGAGTCTACGAAGCCGGCTCTCAACCAGTTCGTAATCCTCTAGGTATTCAGTTGCCATTACTTGCCTTCCTGTTAGGGGGTCTAAGACCCGTTGTGCGTAGATTGCCGTAATACTTCCCGGAATGGAAGCCCCCGCCCGGCGTGGCGTGGAAATTGTTTTGTAATAGGTCTTAGAATCGCGATATGGCCCAACCCCCTCAAATCCCACAGAACCCTCACCCAAACGCGAGAGTTGTTTTGAGCCTTCATAGTCTTTATGTGGAGATTGAACATGAAGCGATTTATCCTGACCAAATAACTGACATGGCCAGCCGAACCTATGATTTGTTTGTCAATGCGCTTATGGCTTCCAAAGAAGCCGGTATGGATATTCGTAAAACTCCTGATTTTGATTGGGACGAGGACGAGGATTAAATTTTCTGCTTGTGTTCATCACAAACACAAGTACATGGAATTGGATAAGCCGCTCTCATTTGAGTCCTAAGCATGCGGGTCATTTGATACGCGTCCAAAGCGATTTCAGCCCATTCAATTAAAGCCTCTGCTGAATATGGTTCTCTAGTCATTTCTGCTATTTCGTTGATTGCTCTACCTCTGCGTTCAACTTGTTTGTCAATAGCCTCTTGGAATTGCTCTTTGGTCATTAGTAACTCCTTTGAATACACTCGTAGCACATTCCACAATCACACTCATATTTTGGTTTTTTAGGTTTTTTGCTCATGCGTTGTCCAATCCATGGTTGTAAGCGAATTGTTCCTCGTCCCGCCACGCTCCGGGATATGCCTCGCTTGTGGTCACAGGGTCTTGGTCAATATGCTCGTGGCAAAAAAATGGCAATCTAATGAATCCGCTAGTTTCCCAACGGACTTTACAACCTTTGACGGCGCACTTATAGGTTCGCATTAGTCCAACCGCCCATCTGCTTCAGCGTTAATTCCCCAACCGCGTAGAACCTCAGCGAACGCTTCAGCCGCGGCCATTTTGCGCTCGTATGATTGTCCAAAATTACAACCGGTTTCACGCTCAATTGCGTTTGTAGATATTTCGTAGCCACCGTAATAACCTTTGTGACCAATTCCGCGAGCCTTGAGCCATTGAACAAATCCACCGCGGGCCGGCCGGATTGTCACCCAAGCAAAACCGCATGGACCTTCCATAATCACACTTGGCTTGTCAAGAGGTGTGCCATCAAGGTCTACACGGACAACACCCATAGGTGTCGGTGTTGAATTCTTACCAGCGTTCATCGCTTTTCCGCATGCGTAAATCCACAAATCAAGCGCTGTGGTTGTAGGTGCTAATGTCATTTTGTACCGCCTTCCGGGCCTGTGGCCCCTAGTTGTTCTTAGAGTAAACCCGGGCGCCGACAAATACAAGCATTTGACAAACTTTTTTTAATTTATTTTGTGATGTCCATTACTAGATACTCCACCACCCGCGAATCGTTCCTCCAAGAGGACAGACATTCCAATCCGCTTTACCGTCCGCTATCCATTGTTTATGAAGTTCGGCTTGAAATGTGAAATCAGGTTCATGAGTATCACGCCCACAATCAGGACATATTGAAATATTGACATACTCGTAGACATGCCGGCAATACATTAGTCAAGCCAAATCTTGTACGCGGCTGTGACGCGACCTTTCTGCGGGTCTACGAAATGTAAACGCTGTGAAGGTGTTGCGCTCGCGGCCAACATAACACCGGCGTAACGATTATCAGACTCCGTTGAACCAGTTTGATAAACAGAACCTAAACCGTTTGCCATAGGCCATTCAGCGTGAGTGTGATAGTGGCCAATATAGACATCACGAAAATCCCAATCATAAGCACCGGAGCGCCACCGGTTTGCGTGTTGAACTATCTGCCCGGGTGAAGCGAATCCGTTACGACCAACTTCGTCACCGTGAATTAACAGAGCCTTGTAATTGCCTATCTGTACTCGTTGAATATCCTCAGGTGAATCGTTCCATGTGAGTCGTTTTTCATTAGCCAACAATTGCCGGGCCAACTCGTAACACATACGGTCAAAGTTATCTGAGCGGGGAACTGAATCACGCTTACTCCCAATGCGGCCGTGATTTCCCCATTCTGCTACGACCTCAACTTTCTCATAATGACGCAACGCGTACCTAACGACATCTACGGCAAGTCTTGACACATTTACATACTGCTCAAAAAGTGTGGAATCTATTTCAAATACTTGGCTTGGAAAATTAAACAGACCCTCAATCATGTCGCCACCGAACATAATCACACAATTTTTAACCGGGTGGTCTGCCCGGTGGATTTCTGTAATGCGTACAGCCTTTTCCGCAAACGACATGACTCGTTTTTTCATGATTGTTGAGTCATAAGTGGTTGTGCGTTTGGCTCCTTGCCAATCTGTCATGTGCCACAAAGCAACTTCAGGTTTCCCTTTGACACTTTTTGCCACCTTAAATTCTTCAACCGGTTTAATCTCGCCCATAGACAACATCGCGTCATAAGCAGATTGTTTAGTAACTTCAACTAATTCTTCGTTGCGCTCCTTGGCTTTCTTGAGTTGCTTTTGTAACCGGATAACGGCTTGTTGTAATTCTTTTAGATTCTCGCTTTTGAGTTCGTCAGGAGTTTCATCAAATTGGTCTTTGAGTGTCATTGGTTCACGATTTCTACGGCATGGTGTATGTAGCCAAGTTTGTCCACCCAAGAATCATTATGAGTTGGATTATTAAACAGCCGTACTGTTTTAAGTGAGTCCATCATAAGAGCCACTTGATATGCCGGTATTGGTTCAATATTCAATAACGCTCCCCATACCTTGCCAATACGCTCAAAATTTTCAAGCGCTCCACCATATTCGGCTTCACGGCTATCTAGGACTTCTTGGAGTTTTGCGTTTTGGGGAAACGACATAATCCCTTTCTATGCTCCATGATTGAAATTTCAGCGATACGGTGGCCTTCATCTCGTAACGCTTTTGCGATTGTGATGTTTGGATAACCCTCAAGTAATGCTTGAGAGAGTGTGGCCTTATCTTCCGGTGATAGTTTGTTGATTACTCGTTGAAACGGGCAATACAAACTTGTTTCAACTGCGAATTTCTGTAAAGACTCTTTGAGCGCCATGGGCAAAGACTAACGCAAAGACCCGAGAAAAGACTAGACCCCGCCGAAGCGGGGCCTGTCGGGCGTGTTGCTACTTCTTTTTCTTAGGTGCGCTTTTTTTTGCCAGTTTATCTAGTTCAGAAACAACCCAATCGGCTACGCGGCCGAACGCGGGGTCGTTTTTATCTAGTCCGCGAATGGTCGGGCCGAGAATTGCCGCCGCCGTTGCGAATGCTAATGCTTTGAGGTCGGTCACTCCCGCGAGGTAAAGGCTGACCGCAGTTAGAACAAAGTGTCGGATTGCCGACTTTAGTGCTTGTAGGTGTTGTGGCTTCATTTTTCTCCTTAATCGGACGGGCTACGGCCATAACATATTTATATGGTCGCTTTTTTCTATAAACCCCATCTCCGTTTGCCTGAGAGCCTTGTTTGTTCCCTGATGTGTTGCCCTCTATACACACTAGGGTCTTGGTTAGTTTATCGTTTTTGACGACAATCCCAACATGGTCAGGTTGAGCGTCATCATCAAACTGAAAGAAGGCTATATCGCCGGCCTTGGCTTGGCCAATCGGCACAAGTTTATTACGCTTACTGAACCACGCTAGTCCAGCCGCGCATGAGGCGAACCCCTTTTTCCCGCTTGCCGCGACCGCTTTTACCTCGCCGGCTTGGTCAAATACCCATGATATAAACATGGCGCACCACGGCTGAAAATTAAGCCCATACCATTTACCGTATTTTGTATCATTATTTGGGCCTTCCTGATAGCCCAATTCTGCCTTCGCTATCTCAATGAGTTTCATTATCTCTCCACTAAGAGTCTGTAAATCTCGTCTATTCTCGCCTCTAGTTTATCAACCTTATTGTCAATGTCTTTTACCTTGTCTTTAATGCTTGACCCGCCATTAGGTTTTAATTCGGCTAGATAATGCTTAACTAAATGCCGAACACCCATAGCCACGGCTCCCACAAGAGTCGTGATTCCTACGCTGAGGGCTACCCATTCATTAACAGACATGAGCCGAAGTATAACAATTATTGAATAATCGCAACGCCGTTAAGTATTAGTTTAGAAGTTGAGTCTAAAACTGTCGGCGAATTGTAATCTACAACATTTGAGCCGCCGTTGGAAGTAGGCGACCATAAATACATGTCTGATGAACCCTGAGCCAAAAGACCAAAAATCGTATAAGTGTTACCGTTGTCTGTAATATATCCCGGAGCCACGACATCATGAGCAAAAGTTGGGAATCCGGCGGGAAGCGTGAAATAAATTTGGCCTGTCCCCCAATTTGTAACAGTTGTTCCCAAGATTTCAGCATAAGCGGTAAGCATTTTTCCTACCCGCTCGGCTTCTACGGTAACAGGAGTTCCGGTATATGTAATGTTGCTATTTGTGGTTTTGAGTACCGGATTAACGGTTGTGATTGTCGGCGCTAAATTGTTGTCTGCGATTTCTACCCATTGAGTACCATTCCAGTATTTCAATAGTTCTGCGTCTGTGTCATAAAATTGGTCGCCTATGCGTGGATTAGTTGGCGTACTTGTAGAAAAATCTACATTTGGATTAGTAAATCGCACAGCCGTTTCTAATTTACGCAACCGAGAATCTAAATCTGCGAATAGAATTCGTAAATCAGGTGGTTGATTTATGTATGCCATGCCGCCTCAATTCGTTGTAATTGTAAGAGTAATGGTAACGCGTTCCGGTCCGTCTTCACCCGGTTGAACATTAAGGCCCACAATACGATAAACCTCGTCAAGCCCGTTAGGAAATCTTGGGTCTTGAATAATCAAACGAGCGTCATCTCCAATATCGTATGTGCCAAATTCAGGGTCTACGAAAGCGGGAGCAACAATTTTTATGATTGGCGGTGGTTCTGATAATGCTAATACTTGGCCCGTTGCCAATTCGTCTAATATGGTTTGGTCAGTTATATCTGAATAGTTTGCTTGGTCTTCTAATAATGGCCAGCCCGCCGCTAGTTTTGTTGAATCCGTAGCCGTAGCCGATAACTTACCTTCATTAGACCCCGCGCCTAAAACATAAAGTTTATTAGCCGCGATAGAACCGTCTTCTGGATATTCGTATTCAACGATGTTGCCGGCTGGAAATATAAAGACCGGCGTACCTACATCACCTACCCCGCTATCTACATTTCCAGTACGCGGATACCCAAGAACAAGAGTTTTTGTAGGCTCATTAGTAATTGGGTTATAAGCCACGGCTATATTAAAATCAAAACCGTCATCTTGACGCGATAAATCTTGAATAGCGGCATACACGGTTTTGAGTTCGTAATCATAAAACACCCGGTCTACTAATACGCCGGAGGTTTCTGACCCTGTTATTACTCCTATATCGCCACTTGCTACGGCTTGCGCGTTGTCAATTAGCGTTCGGGCTATTACAAGTTGGTCTGTGTTGTTAAATGCTGTTGTGCTACTAATGCGCCGGCGCTCAAAATATGACTCAAATTCGCGAGCGGTAATGCTTATAGATTG